AAGCTGAAGCGCGACGGGCGTGAGCTTGTCATTTGGTACGATGAGAAACTCAAACGCCCGGTCACGTCGCGCTGGGGCATGGTACTGTGGTATGACTGGCATATCTTTTATCTTGACGACATGGGAGGGACACGATGATTGAAACATGGAAGCGCGAGGAACTTGGCTCGCGTATGGACAAGCTGCTGATGCATTGGAAAGACATCGAGCGCAAAGTGCGCGAGCGCCGCGAGCCGCATGGAAGAAGCGGGGGCTTTGGCGCGTCCGGCCACTCGCACGTGAGCGATCCGACGGCGGCCGAGGCGATTCGTCTCGCGGAAGTCATTCCGAGCGTCAAGTGCGCGGACGGCACGACGGTCGAACAGCCGGAGGCGTGGCTGCGCGTGTTCCAGGTGGCCTATGAGACGCTTGCGGGCACGCCGCAGGACGTGATGCGGCGCAGGTATCGCTTGTTCGAGCCGTATATCCGCACGTCCTTGGCGCTCCATATCAGCGACCGCACGTATTACAGCTTCCTCGACGAGGTGCGATCATACGTCGTCATGGTGGCGATTCAGTACGGTCTCATCAGGGTCGTCTGAATTTGCTGCGAAAAAAGTGCGAAAATCGTGATACACTATGCGTGATGAAGGATTTTCATGTTGCTACCTCCAGTGTGGAATCCTCTACAAAGTACAGAAGCTCTGGGAAGGGCCCTTGCCGAAACAGGCAGGGGCTTTTCTCATGGGCGCGGCGAAGGAAGGCGGGGGACATGGCGAGCAAATACGACTGGGCGAAAATCGAAAAGGAATACGTCGAGGGCATTGTCAACGAGGACGGCAACGTGATTTACCCATCCATGCCTGACCTCGCGAAGAAATATTCCTGCGCTCTTTCCACAGTCGGCCGGCGCGCCAGTTTGGGGCAGTGGTCGGTAAAACGCGAAAGGTTTGCGAATAAAGTCGGTAAAGAGCGGCAGGGCAAGAAGACCGAGACGCTATCGGACGAGGCAGCGAAATTCGACCTCTCCTGCTTCAACATTTCGCAGGAGGGCGTCGCGAAGGCGAAAGGCATGCTCGCCGATTGCACCAAGCCGGGCGACTTCGCCGCGCTGACGAAAGCGCTCAAAGATTTGCAGGCCGTCGCGAAGACGGCCATCGGCGACGGCGGCGGGCAATCGAACGAGCTCAGCATCGAGGTGAGATTGACGGATGAAGATTAACGTAAACGTCTCGAAGAAGTGTTTCAATCCCGTCTATCTCCCCTACGTCGATTCCGAAGTGTACACACAAATCTTTTACGGCGGCTCGTCGTCGGGCAAGAGCTATTTCCTCGCGCAGCGCTGCATCCTCGACATGCTGAAGGGCGGGCACAATTATCTCGTCGTCCGCAAGGTGGCGCGCACGGTGCGCAAGTCGGTGTACAACGAAATCACGAAGGCCATCACGCGCTTTCACGTTGCGCAGCTTTTCCATGAGAACAAGAGCGAGCTCGTCATCACGGGGCCGAACGGCTACCAGATCATGTTTGCCGGACTCGACGACGTTGAAAAGGTGAAGTCCATCACACCCGCGCGCGGCGTCATCACGGATATCTGGGTGGAAGAAGCGACCGAGGCCGAGTATGGCGACGTGCGCCAGCTGGCAAAACGCCTGCGCGGGCGGGCGGCCGTGGAAAAGCGGCTGATCCTCTCGTTCAACCCCGTCTATCAGACGCATTGGATTTACCGCGAGTATTTCAAAGGGCGCTGGGACGCGAGCAGTACGCGCTACGACAGCGACCTCCTTTCGATACTGAAGACGACGTACAAGGACAACACCTTCTTGACGGAGGGCGACCGGCGCGAGCTCGAAAGCGAGAAAGACCCATATTTCCGCGACGTGTACACGAACGGCAACTGGGGCGTGCTCGGCAAAGTCATCTTCACGAATTGGCATGTGGAAGACCTCGCCGAGAAGCATTTCGACACATTCCAGAACGGGCTCGACTTCGGATATGCCGAAGATCCTGCCGCGCTCGTGCGCAGTCACTACGACCGACGCGCCAACACGCTCTATATCCTCGACGCGCGCTATCTCTACGGGCTGACGAACGATTTGCTTGCGGCAGAGGTGCGGAACGTCTGCGGGCGCGAGGTCGTCGTGTGTGACAGCGCAGAGCCTAAGAGCATCCAGGAGCTCCGGCAGTACGGCGTTACGGCGATACCTGCCGAGAAGGGAAAGGACAGCGTGAACTTTGGCATCCAATGGCTGCAGAAACTGCAGATCGTCGTGAACGCGAACCTGCCCGAGCTCGTGAACGAGCTCACGGTGTACAAGTGGGACGAGGACAAGGACGGCAACGTCCTGCCGCGCCCGGTCGACCGCGACAACCATCTGCTCGACGCGCTCAGGTACAGCTTGTTCCGTGAAATGGGCTGGCACTCGACGCTCGGCGCTCGCGTGAAAATGCCGCTGGCCGGCGCTATGTGAGGTGAAACGAATGAATCTGAAACTATCGGACGAGAAGCGCGACGAGATTGTATCGCGCCTCAAGCAAGATATTGACGCCGCGAATTCGTTCTACGAGGAAGAAATCGAGCCCGACGTGATGGAGCGCTATGCCATTTATCACGCCGACAAGGATTATTACCGGCGCATGTTCCCGAAGCTGTCCAAGCGCAGCGGGATTGTGAGCACGGACGTGCAGGACACGATTGAGAGTACCATGCCGGCGCTGATGAAGACGTTTTTCGGTTCGACGGACGTCGTGACCATCGAGGGCGCGGACGGCACGGACGAAGACGATGCACGCGCCCGCGTCATGCAGGAGCTCATCAACTTCGAGCTCGAGCGCGACGGCTTCTTCATGAAATTCTACCAATGGGCGAAAGACGCGCTCATCACGAATCTTGGCATCCTCAAAGTCGATTGGGACAGGGAATACAAAGAGGAGACGTCAACGATTGCGCTCGACGCGGAGGCGTATGCGCAATACCGCCCGCAGGCCGACGCGCTCGGCGTGAAGGTGGAGAAGGTCGAACCGAACCCTGCGGGCGGCATGCTCGTGACGTACACGACGAAGGTGCTGACGAAGAACCAGCCGCGCCTCATGAACGTCATGGCGAGCGAATTTCGATTCTCGCCGGACGCGACGAGCCTCAAAGACGCCGACTTCGTCGCCCATCGAAAGATCGTGAGCCTCGACTACCTGCGCAAGCAGGAGGAGACGGGGCTTTATACGAACGTCGCCGAGGTCGCGGAAAAGGCGGTCAATCCGCATTACACGAACCTCGACACGCAGGAGAACGAGCGCATTGACGAGCGCCCGAACGGATCGGACAGCGGCCGGCGCAAGGTGGAGATCTATGAGTGCTATGTCAATCTCAATATGACGGACGATCCAGACGGCGCGCTCACGCCTATGATTATCACGGTATCGAACGGCGTCATCCTCCGCATGGAGGAAAACACTTATGAGCGTTCACCGTTCTTCGTGCTTTCGCCGCGCATGGATCCGCACAAGATTTGGCCGGAGACGGGCTTTGTTGATTTGATTGCGCAGGTGCAGCACAGCAAGACGGCCATCATCCGGCAGATGATTTACAACATTGCGCAGGGGAACGACAGCAAGCTGGCTATCAATCCCGCGATGCTCGTCGATATCAACGACGTGCTCGAGAATGCGCAATTCATCCGTGTTAATGGCAATGTCAACGAAGCGCTGCAGGCGATTCCTGCCGCGCCGCTCCAGTCGTGGACGTTCAACATGCTCGAATATCTCGACACGGTCAAAGAGAACCGCACGGGCATCACGCGCTACAATCAGGGGCTTGATTCCAACAGCCTCAACAAGACGGCCACCGGCGTCTCCATCATCACGCAGGCCGCGAACCAGCGCCTAGAGCTCATTGCGCGAATCTTCGCGGAGACTGGCCTTTCTGATTTGTTCCGCTTCCTCATCAAGCTCAATCAGCTTTTCGTGAATCAGGAAATGGTGATCCGCTTGACGAACGGCCCGCTCACGATTGACCCGAGCGACCTCGACGGACAGTTTGACCTGCTCGTAAATGCTGGCATGGGCGCGGGCGCGAAGGAGCAGAACCTCCAGAATCTGCAACTCGTCCGCGACGTTTCTACTCAGCTTGCGCAAGTCGGGCTTAGCGGTCCCGAACAATGGTACAACCTTGCGAAGCGCATTATTGAGGAAGTCGGCTTCAAGAATGTCGACGATTTCCTCATGGACCCGCAGACGGCGGCGCAACAGGCGCAAGCGCAGGGGCAGCAGAAAGACGAAGAGCCGACGAGCGAATCCTTGCGCGCATCCATCACAGATGCTCCTTGGCAGGTTCAAATGCAGTGGTGGCAGAAGCAGGGTTTCCAAGTCTCGCCGGATATGTTCACCGAGCAGGCCGCGCAGAAAGCGTTCGCGACGGCCGTCGATGCACAGAGCGCGGCGGCAGCGAAAGGGGGCGGCATGAATGCAGGAAGAAACGGCGCAGGGATACCGGGCGCAGGCGGCGCGGGGGCGAGAGGCGGAAACGCTCCTCAATCTCCTGTCGCCCCGTCTGAATGCCTGCGGGCGCAGACGGTGGAGCGCTTGACGCAAGCGCCGGACGCATGGGCGCTCCAATCGGAGCAGGCGCTCCTGCGGGCGTACAAAGCAATCGAGGACAATATCCGGGCTGACGTGACGGCCGGCAGAATGGCCGAGCACCAGCTCGCAGAGGAGGAAAGCTAAATGGCAATGTTCAAGGGTATCACGACGATTGACCTCTTGCGCGAAGACCCGCGCGTGCTGTGTTACGTTCTTTCGACCGAGCTCGCGCGCACGAACGAAGCGCTCGAAGCAATCGGCGAGGAATTGCGGCAGCTGCAGCACAAGGCAAAGGAGCTCGAAAAAGAGCTCGCGGCCGAGGGCTGACACCATTACACAGGTATACAGGTAAAGGAGCGAGACGACATGAACCAAGCTGAAAAGCAGTTCGTATTCGACTTACAGCGTTTTGCCGAAGAAGCGGCACCAGCGCCGGAGACAGCCGACGAGGCCAAGCCGGAGGCGCAGGACACGACCGAGGCAGAGACGCAAGCACCCGCGAGAAACGAAACGCCGCCCGAGACTGACGGCGCGGAGGGATCGAGCGCCAAAGAAGCGCCGCCCGACTTCTCGAAACTGGGGGCGATGACGCAGGACGAACAGCTCGCCTTCCTGCGCAAGCACGGTTTCACGGACGAAGCGCCGGAGGAACCGGAAGCACCGAAAGCGCCGGAGACGAAGACCGAGGACACGCAGAAGGACGCGGGCGACCATGCCGAGCAGGCACCGGCCGCGCCCGAGCAGGAGTTCGAGGTCACGGTCGACGGGCAGAAGGTAAAAGTCAAACTGTCCGAGCTCTTGAACGGCTACCAGCGCCAGGCCGACTACACCCGCAAGACGCAAGCGCTCGCGGATGAACGGCGGCAGGTCGACGCGATGATGGCCGCGCTCAAGGTCCGGGAGGGCACGAAATCGGGGGAGTCGAAAGCAGACCAGCCCGCGAACCAAGTGCAGAAGGACTATGACGCGGCCGTCGCCGAGGCCGAGCGCCGTCTGGGGCTTAAGCCGGGCGAGTTCAACCAGTTTGACCCGCAGCACAACTTCGCGCTCCAGCAGGTGAGCATCGAACGCGCAAGCGCTCGGAGCACACAGGCGGCCGTGCAGAAGGAAGTGCAGGAGTTTGTCGCGCAAGCGCAGCAGGACCCCATGACGAAGGACATTGACGACAATTTCCTCGTCTGCCTCCTGCGGCGCGGCACGGAGTCAAAGGAGGGTGCGGAAAAGGCGCTCGCCATTTCCGGCGCTCGCGAGCGCTTGATGAACAATCAAGCGACGCAAGCGGACACGGCGCTCCTGAAGGAGCATTGGGAGTATACGCGCAAGCAACTCCAGAAAGCGAAAGCGCCACAGCCGGTGGCACAGCCGCCCGCGGCCAAGCCTGAACCACCCAAGACGGAAGCGCCGGGGCAGACGGCGGCGCAGTCGCGCGAACCGTTCCATGCAGAAAAACTCCGTTCGATGAACACGAGACAACAGATTGCCGCCCTTCGCCGGGCGGGATTCATGTGAGAAAGGACTGAAACAAATGGCTAAGTACACCTACAACGAACCGACGAACCGCGAAGACCTCACGGACGTCATTACCAACATTTCGCCGTCCGACACGCCTATCACGACGATGATCGGCAAGACGAAAGCGAAAGCGACCTACCACGAGTTCCCGGAGGACGAGCTCGCGGCGGCGGCCGTGAACGCGCACGTCGAGGGCGAGACGGACACGGCGGCGGATGCTCCGGCGCGTACGCGCAAGGGCAATCACACGCAGATCATGAAGCGCGGCTATTCCGTCACGGAAACGCAGCAGGCCGTGGACAAGGCGGGCGTCTCGGACGAGTACGCTTACCAGATGCTCAAGGCGATGAAGGAGCTCGGCAAAGACCTCGAGCTCGCCATCACGACGCAGACGGAGGACAAGGCGGGCTCGACGACGGAAGCGCGTCAGTTCGCTGGCATCCCTGGCCTCGTCACGACGAACGTCGTCACGGCGTCGTCGGTCACGATGAACGCTATCTCGGACGCGCTTCAGAAAGCGTGGGAGAAAGGCGGCACGCCCTCGAAGCTCATCGTGTCCGGCACGAACAAGCGCGCGATTTCCGCGCTCACGACGTCGAACACGAAGAATATCGAGGCGGCGAAGAAAAAGGTCGTCGAGGCGATTGACGTCGTCGATACCGACTTCGGTCGCGTCGAAATCGTCGCGTCGCGCTTCATGACGGACAAGAGCATTTTCGTTCTCGACCCGTCGTATCTCGCGGTCGCATGGCTCCGTCCGTTCCAGAAGAAAGAGCTCCCGGCGGTGTCGGATGCCAAGGCTGGCATGATTACGGGCGAAATGACGCTCGAGCTCCGCGGCGAGTCCGGCCAGGCGATCATTTCGGTCGGCGCTGGCGCTTGATGGTTTCTTGACAGGGAGAGGGGAGGCAGGTCGTTTTGTGGCCTGCCTTTTCGTTCTAGCATGCAGGAGGTGGTTTCATGGAGAAGTGTTTCGAGCTCACGGAGCGCGGCGACAGCGAGCGCACGTTCTTCGTCGCGGGGAGTCGCGGCGACCGCATCGTGCATGCGGGCTGTGACGACGACGTGCTCCGCGCCAATGCGGAGGGGCGCAAGGAAGACGGCTTCGACGTGTCGCGCCGTTTCCGACGTGTCGCTCATATCGACCTCGGCACGGTGCGCGTGCTCGCGGACGTGCAGAAGGACGCGGACGCGAAAGCGTACCTCGAGGAACACGACACGGCCGCCCGCGACCGCATGATTCGGCGCTACCCCGATTTGTTCAAGGCATGCAGCGGGGGTGTGTGACATGACGCCGAAACTCATCTTGGCAAAGGTGCGGACCGCGCCGGAAATCATGGACACGTTCGCGACGAAGTACAGCGACTATCAGCTGATTACGGCGCTCAATTCCGTGCTCAATATCGTCTATGACACGCTTTCGACCTCGTCGAACGACGTACTCACGGAGGACACGACGCTCGCGCTCGAAGACGGCGCGGCCGACCTCCCCGACGATTTCCTGAGCACGGTGAACGTCGTCGCGCCTGACGGCCGCGTGCTCGAGCCACAGACGAAATCGAAAGACGTGGACAGCTACACGTACCGCATTCGCGGCAAGAAGCTGTATGCGCTCGGAGATTCCGTGCGGCTCGAGTACAAGCCGTTTTTCATCCCCATTACGCAGGAGACGGTCGGCGACGACATGGCGCTCCCGAATTTCTTCGGTGAGCTCCTGAAGAAGTACGTCGTCATCGTGCTCCTCGGCGGGCTGAACAAGCAGGACTCGACGGTCGTGCAGCAGATCGCGACGGACGTGTACCAGCTGACGGGCGGCCGCGAGTTCTCGAAACTCTGCGCCGACCCTGTTTGGTATGTGAGGTGAGAGGGATGCTGACGAAAGACGCGATTGCGGAATTCAAGTATATCCTGCATGACGTGAACAGCGAGTACAACGAGCAAGCATGCCTGTACCGCCTCAACTCGGCGATACACCACACGGCAATGCTCCTGATGAATGCGGGTTCGCCGCTTCTCGTGAAGGAAGCGGACATGGCCGACGGCGAGGACGTGCCGAGCGATTTCGTGCGCACGGTCGGGCTGTACCCTATCGCGCTCACGGGGCGCACGCTCTCGTATATCGACGGCAGCACGTCCATGAAGGTGCGCTACTATGCCGCGCCGGAGACGCTCACGAACGCGCTCGGCTCTCTGCCGTTCGCGCTCGAATCTCTCAACGATTTCGTCGTGCGGCTCGCGGCGATGTTCGCGCTCAACCGCAACGAGTTCGACATCACGCAGGACAAGGCGCTCATGACGGATTTCCAGACGGCGGCAGCGCCGGTCTTGGGCGCGTGAGGGAGGTGGCGACATGGCGCGGCTATCGGTGAAGCATGCGAACCAGCAGACGGTCGTGCTCTCGGATTTCACGGGCGGGCTCAATACAACGCTCGCGCCGGAAGAGATTGCAGACAATCAGCTGTCGGAGTGCATCAACCTCGAGCCCGATCCCGAATCGGGCAAGCTGCGGACGGTGGCGGGGACGGAGTCGGTGCTAACGACCGACTTCGAGCTCATCGGCGCAACGTACGACCGCATCAACGGCGTGTACCTCTTGTTCTCGAGCGAGACGAAGACGGACGACACGGGCGCGGAGACGACGGTGCACAACGTCTATACGTCCGATGGTCAAACGACGTCGAACGTCGGGCGGCTGACGGGCGACCTCGTGCCGGTCACGGCGCTCTGGGAGGACGGCGTGCTCCTCGCGTCTGGCGGCAAGCTCCAGTACTGGAATGGCAAGGCGCTCGTCACGCTCGACAATTCGCCGGACGGGTGCAGCTTCGTCTTCAT